CGCGTTAGCGTGTGCGGAGTCATTGTTGTAATTGGCGTTACGACGCCCTTTTTGAGTTCATAGTATCTCTTTTTCAGCGTTACGACGCTGATTTGGAGTGCTTTGCACTCAATTTGTATTTACAAACTTTATCATACCCGTTCCCTGGGATAGTGGGACCCCCGTCATGAGGATAGTCATTTCTGACGTAAGACAGACGTATGAAGGATGACAAAATTTGATATAGGTAACTATGAAAGAGTTTTCCTCGAACTCTTGATGATTAGTTTACTAAACTGATGTGTACCTTACTTTGTAAGGCGCGTCCCTTGTGCTTTTGCACATGATTGTGGAAACATGGATTCGCATTTTATAGTTTAGTAATAAACTACAGTTTAGTACAGGTAAGACTGACCTGTCTGGTAATCGGTTATGGATTGATAATCCTGACTTGATCTTTGATGATCTTGATTGATCTTCTTTTGCCGAAAAGGCGTTTACTTTGAGAGTAAGACGTTGAAAATGTACCCTACTAGCATGGGTCGACGTAATGGTCAAGCATTATTCATTTGGACTGTTGTTCCGGCAGTCAGTAAGAATTCAGTATTCTGAGGGTTGGCACCCGATGAAGGTACTGTTGCTACTCGATTTAAACAAATTCTAGGACATACAAAGGATGTGCACGAAATAGTATTGTCGCGATGTTTGGAGTATTCAAAAACTCTGTAGTTCGCTACGTAAGACGACTTTTGATCGTGTATTTGATCTTGTATGGAGAAGTAATATTTTGATTTATCGGAGATTAAGGAATCATGTTCCTTTTATCTTGAACACAGCATGACATTTATTTATCAGGCTAGTACACACGGAAATTGTGTTCGGGAAACGCAAGTATGCCAAAGGCTTGCACCCAGTGCCAGAGATCCATTATTGGATTGTCTGAAGATCCTTTTTAGGATGATGTGTTGGTTCTTTCTAGGTTGGCATTGTTGTTTCAACAGTCAAATGGGCGAAATTCCTGAAAAGGCATTTGCTCGTAAGAAGTGGTTGAAAAACAAGGACGCTCGTATTGTTGAGCGTACAAAGAGAGATTCCTGTGGTGGACAGGAGAAAAAGGATTTCAAGAAGAAATCTGGGAAGAAGAAAGAGAAATTTACTCCCCAGATTGGTTCGGTTGCTATTGCGACGGCGTTCGCTAATCTTGCAAATATTGAAGGAATCTCCA